TTGAGCAATTATTAAGCACAGTGGAGGGGGCATGATTTTTTTATTTCCCAAGCGCAGACCATTTTTGTTTTTAAAGCCAACGGTGGTACCAAATATTTCTAAACCAACTGAGCCTCAACTCAAGATAAGCGAAGTCACAAAAGAAAATCTCAATAAATTATTAAAGGCCCTTCAAAATCAGGAGGCCCAGCCATGAGGTTTGATTACTCCAATCGGCCTCAATCTGCGGGTAGAGAGAAATGCAAGAAATGTAATAACCCTATGCTTGGCATCGATGAGTTCGATCCGAGAAAAGATTTTTTTCAATCTGTCTATAATAACTTTAATTTCTGCGATTGCCCCGAGACAGCCATGAGCACGAAGCCTTTCGTTTATTACTTTCATGAGGACGATAATTATTCTGAGGCAGCAGCGACTAATTACAACCTTTCGTCAGGTCGCGCCAAAGAAAGATATAAAATTATTGCTTACACTGAAAAATCATACTCCGACGCCCTCAAGCAAAAGCTCGCTGTGGCGGTTGAGGCTATCAGCTTTGCAATTAGTGAAGCCATCTGTATGTGCTACAGCGCCGATGAACCACAAGCACACAGAAATCCATGCATCCATTGCCGTAATAGAGCTTACTTAGAGGGGACTTTAGAAGCCCTCGCCCTCATAAATTCCGACACCAAAAAAGGCGACACAAATGGCTAGAACCAGGCACCTCGACAGATTCACACGAGAGCAAATAATAGAGGCTAAAAACTATTATTACGACGACGCGCTTAAAATCACACACTCATACCAGCAGAAGTGTGCAATCGATTTCTTGCGTTTCTTTAATATCTTTTACGACATCCAAGAAGGACAGGCGTCAATGGAAGATTATATTGAAGCCGATAACAAGTATCTGTGGGTTAGAAATAACCTAAATCGTGTCGAGCAGAAGATTCACAACTATTTTAAGCTTAAAGAGTTGGGGCGACTGTGAACAGGCGAGATGTTTTTTATTTATTAACGATAATAGTTTACATGGCCGTAGCCATTTATTTAATAAGCCGGTGAGGCAGAAGGAGAAACGATGACAGTAAAAGCTTTAATTAAAGAGCTATGTAAAAGGGAAAAACTAAAGAAGCAGGTTGATATTGCTCAGGTGACAGAGATCGTTGGTCATTTGAGTGACTTGCTATGGGAAGAATGTAAAAGCGGTGTCGCCGAATCGAAGATGTTAGGTAGTGTTTTGATGAATGGTAAAAAAAGAGAAATGAAGAAACTAAAGAAAGCGAGTAAAAAATGAATCTATTATCACAAATAATTATGCAAATTTGTATGATGCAGTCGAGCGACAAGTGCGTTGAAAAACTTCATGTTTGTGTGCGTGAAAACTTCGGTGTGCAGTGGTTTGATACTTTAACCTGGCAGCAAGAGCTAGTGCTCCCTGTGCAGATTAAGTGGTGTGAGTCGAAGCCATGACCAGACGCGAGAAATTACTGAGGCTTTGTGAGAGAGATTACAATAAGTATGAGGGTAATTTTGACACTAGCCAATTAAAGCATCTTCTCACCGCACTCATCGAAGAAAATGAGAAGTTGAGAGCGGCGCTTGAGTTTTATGCTGACTACATGAACTACTCAATAGACTACGATACCTCAAATCATGGGTTTAGCAGAAGGTGTATTTTGTATTCCGATATTGAGGAGCGAAATGCGGCAACAGGACTGGCAGGTAAACGCGCCAGACAAGCCCTCGCCGAATCCCCACTGGATGCCATTTTAGAAAAGGAGAAGTGATGAAATACAGAAAAAAACCAGTAGTGATTGAAGCTGTACAATGGAATTGTGACATCGAAAGTGAAGCGGCTATTCAAAAAATGGGACTAACCTGCAAAGGAATGGGAACACTATCTAACCATTTATTTATTCCAACGCTAGAGGGAGAGCATCAAGCTAACATCGGCGATTGGATTATTAAAGGCGTAAAGGGAGAATTCTATCCATGTAAGCCAGATATTTTTGCAGCAACTTATGAACCAGCAGAGCCCTCCCCCCAAGACTCAGGGGATGCTGGGCGCGGAGGTGGGGAATGAGCTTTGTTGCAACCGATCCGCCATCACAAAAAGGCAAAACCAACACATGGTTAACGCCCTTACATATTGTCAACGCTCTTGGGAGATTTGACCTCGATCCTTGTGGTTTTTGTGGGCATAACACAGCCGAGCGACTCATTTGCTTACCAGAAGATGGCCTTAAGTCTATTTGGGAGGGGCGTGTATGGTTAAATCCTCCCTATGGAAAAGAACAACAGCTGTGGCTAGATAGATTAAAAGAACACAATAATGGTGTGGCTTTGATTTTCGCAAGACTTGAAACAAAATGGATTCAGCCATTTATTGAAAATGGATTTTTTCAACTTCAGGGACGCGTTAGTTTTTTAAACAAAGACTTTAAAAAGGAAACGTCAGCAGGAGCGCCTTCTATGTTAATTCCTTTTGGAAGAAAAAATATAGGTGCGATTCTTTCTTCTGATTTAAAAGGTAAATGGTTCCAGTAAATTTTAAACCAACAACCCCCGCACCGAGCGGAGAAAGTAAAGGAGAGGGATGAGTGAGGCGCAAATATATGCACCAAGTTATTTAAGAATGCAAAAAGACACTCAACTACATTCAATCGCTGATATGATTGAGGTAAATATTGAAAAAATTCAAACTTTACATAGAGACAAAGTAGATCTGCTAAATATTATTGAAGATCTAATGCGAGGACATGGTGATCCAATGAGATACGCAAAAGCCTGTTTAAGAGCGAATGATTGGGTTAAGCCAAAGCCAGAAGAACCACCCCCAACCACAGAGAAAGGCGGCGAGGATGCTTAAGGTTCACGTTTCAAAACGCTCAAAAGATCTTTACACGGGCACAATTATCGGAAGCATAGTATTTCCATTTTACGGAGATATCGCACAAGGTTTTGAGATTGTCGGAGTGACTGAGGCTAGGGTGCGTGAGGCTTTTGCAAAAGTTTTTAATCCAAACAATATAGAAATTGTTTTTGAAGAACAAAAACCCACCGCGCAGTCGGGAGAAAGTGAGAGTGAGGGATGAAATACACAGCAACTTGTGAGCATTGCAAAAAGGAAACTGCCGTGGGGTTCTCGGAATGGCAAGCTTTGAATAAAGTGATGCTTTCATTTATGGATCTTTCAAAAGAGAAACAAGACATGATTTTGCTCATGATAGACGGCGCTCTTTATCGGGCAGAGAAGAAAAACAAACCCACAAAAAACTCGGAGGCTGGGGATGAATAAATCATGGAAAATAATTTTATATTTTGTCGATAAGGACACAAAAGAAGTTAACATGAAAGCAACCTTGAAAACAAAGAAGATCGAGGAGTCCAGGGCTAAAGAGTTAGCGAAATCAGAACAAGCCAAGAGCGAAAACTGTGTCGCATGGGAATTAAAATGACCAACAAGCCGCCGCCGAGAGTCGGTCATGTAAACGCCGATCATCTATGGTATGGAGCTACCGAAGGAAAAGCAGCAGCTTTAGATGACATAGAAGACTCGTTGCCCGAAGAATCATATATAATCGCAGTAATAAAAAAGATAGACTACGACAACCTCCAAGCTGAATTGGATGAATTACATCAAAAAATGTTAAGCGCTCAACCATATTACTATAATGAATGGCAAAAGCTCCAATCGCGCCTCGAAAAGTGTGAGGTATTGTTAACTAAAGCTGGCACAGTTATTGGTGATGTGCCATGGAGTGGGCCGTGTAAAGAGCTTGATGTTCTTCATTCAATAGATGACTACTTCGCGGAGGTCGAGGGTGGAAAATAAAAATCAGCCCATTAAAAAACACCCACTGTATAACCGTTGGCACTGCATGCGACAACGTTGCCTTTATAAATCAAGTACAAGCTACAAGTATTATGGAGGCAGAGGAATAACTGTGTGTGAAAGGTGGTTAGACTTTAAAAACTTTGTTAGCGACATGGGATTGCCTCCAACAAAAAAACATACGATTGATAGAATTGATAACACAAAGGGATATGAAAAAGATAATTGCCGCTGGGTCACGATGGCGCAACAAAATAGAAATAAAAGAAATTCAGGCTTATGCAAAAATGGACACCTCTTAACAAAAGAAAATTCTATACAAACGCAAAATGGAAAAGGTCCAGCTAGACGATGTAAGAAATGCTACTTTGCTGGTAAAAAGAGTAAGAAAAATGAGTAGAGAAGAAATACTCATTAAACAAAATCAAGACATGGAGTTAGAGATAGACGACCTTCGTGATAAAGTTCAAAAACTCCAGCAAGAACTGGACGCAGCTCGGGCTAAACTCGCAGATGCCGCAATAGTCGCTGGTAAATGGGGCGCTAAACTCGCCGATGCAAAGGCGCAAATAGCCGACTACGAAAGTGCGCTTGAGTTTTACAGTAAAGAATCTCGACTTCCTCAAAATACTTGCATGGTCTCACCGGTAACGGAAATCTATATTCGACGACAACTAGTTTTAGCTCAAGATAACGGAAAATTAGCAAAAGAAGCCCTCAACAAATGGAGCGGAAAGTGACAGAGGCTCTAGAGCAAAGACTGATCGCTATTTTTGATGGACTTGATAACGATATAGTAACGGTATCAGATGCTATATTTTTGCGTGAGTTTATAAAAGCACAAGCGGTTGTGGTTGAACAACTAAAAGATCAGATAAATGATCTTGAGAATAAAAATTATGAACTAGAAATGGGAGATGACTTATAAAAACCTCCACTTTTTCCTAGTTTAAATTTGGAAATACTTGATATGACTTAAGTGGACGATTGAGTGGAGTGTTCCGACGGACGAGGCTTTGGCACGGTGTAATTCCGTGATGGGTGGCGAGCGGTCGAAGAACACTCCATTGAGTCGGGCTAGCGGCGCTTGTTTTAGCGCAACGTGGTTCCTAATGGTATTTAGGTCGTAACTGCTTGGGCGTATTGCTGGTTCGAATCCAGCCAAGCCAGTCGCCTGTCGTGGCATAGCCCTGACTCAGCTTTCACACCCTAGGAATATAATACTATGGGAGGTGATTAGTATGATTTTAGGAATAGACCTAAACTCAAACAAATGGTTCGCCATTGTCGTTATAGACGATAAGAGTATCTATTTGTCAGAGTAGAGTTGTGGCGGGTGTAATAGCCCGCTATTTTATGCGCATAATTATGCAAATGGAGGAAAAATGGCACAAGTAAATGAAGAACTAAAACCGATTTTAGACCGCGTGTTTATCAGACCAATTAAAGACGACGATAAAACACCTGGCGGATTATTTATCCCCGATCAAGCAAAAGAAAAGCCCCAGCGTGGAGAAGTGATTGCAGTGGGTCCTGGGAAGACAAATAAGCGAGACGGCAGCATCATCCCAATGAATGTCAGTGCTGGCGATAGGGTTTTATATAATAACTTTTCTGGCCTACAAGTGACCTATAAGGGCGAAGAGTTTCTTATGATGAACGACGAGGATATAATAGCGGTCTATTAATTTGCTGTAGTGCGACCAGCGGCCTTCATAAATATCAGTTCGGCAAGATATGCTAGAGCCTCATCCTCTTTAGTGTCTATGTACACGCCGGCCCAGTTAAGCGTGAAGCAAGCGGCGTGAACGGCCTCATGACAAAGTGTTGCAGCCATATCGTTTGATTGCCTAACCCACAGAAATATAGATCTTAGATTGTCATCGAAGATTGTAATACCCTGATCATAGTCCGAAACTTCTGCTTCTAAATCATATTGCAAATCGAGATATTCTTTAAAGGCTCTCGGCTCCCATCCAATAAAAAAATAATAATTCATATTATAAAGTTCAAGTTTGTAGTGTTTAGGCTCTTTCATCTAAGCTTTCCAATCCAACGACCTGTTTTGTTAAGCACCATAGGCAACAACTTTGGATGCCCATCAAGAATAATGAGTGAACCAATAAGAGGTCGCTTTAAATTTGTTTTGTTGTATTCCATAGATAATGATTCGTCGTCGACAAGACACCCGGTTTGTGCAGCAAAATAAAGCCCCAATGAGTTTCCCCAATATTGAACACCCATTTTTTCATGGTAATGGCCCTGTACACAGCTCATTCCCATAGACATTGACGTTTTAAGAACATCGGCACTTTTGCCATGACAAAAAAAGCACCATGAATTGTCAGAGAGTTTTATTGTTAATTGCCTGTGCCACTTCCAACTTGAATTTATATCGTAAATTTCATTGTACGTTTTAAAAACTCCCCGAGGGAGCCCAGCCGCGACCTGTTTTCGATAGACAAGAGAACCATGATTGGATTCTAGGATGTCTACCTTTGGGAAAAGCTGAAAAAGTTTTTGAATATCAGCTTTAGCGCGAGTGAGCTCCTCTTCGGGGTTAGGTAACATTGGATTGTGCTCGTGAAAACTCCAAGAGTGTTGATCTGTTTCATCGCCAACAGAAATTACTCTGTCTGGGTTATACTTTCGCTTGATAGCAGAGAGAAATCGGAATGTATCGATATGGTGAAATGGAAAGTGTAAATCGCCAATAACAAGCACTCGTTTATTCACATTATAGAGTGTTGACTATAAATAATTGGCTATAAACTGGACTGGACTAGTTTAAAATTTTATACTTCGACATCTTTAAAGAAAGCTTCTAATAACGCTCGAATAAGGGCGCTCGGATTTTTCCCCTTCGCTCTTAAAATATCTAGCTTTTCTTTTACTTCCCTTGGAACCGCGGCAGTAACACGTTCAGTGCTTCTGTCGCCTATGTCTGGCAGGTCTTCAATTCTCACTTTAGTCGGCAGAGATTTTATTTCCATAAATAAAAGTATATAAACCTTATAAAACTAAGGTCAACTATTTGCTCCAAGTAAATAAAAGTAAAAAAGAGTTTACTGAAAAAGTTATTTAAACTCTTTTTTATGAGCCTGGAACACAACGACAAAATTTCATGGGTTGAGATTAAAACCTTAAAACCACATCCCAAAAATCCAAACAAACATTCTAAAGAGCAAATCAAAAGATTGGCTGAGATTATAAAGTATCAGGGCTTTAGGTCGCCAGTCGTTGTAAGCAATCGCTCTGGTTACATTGTCGCAGGACATGGGCGTGTTGAAGCGGCCATTCAGAACGGCCTTTCAAAAGTGCCAGTGAGTTATCAAGACTTTACTGACGACGAGCAAGAATACGCTCATATGACGGCGGATAACGCTATCGCTGATTGGGCGACTTTAGATTTGTCGGCGATTAATAAAGATATCATCGAGCTTGGGCCTGATTTTAATATCGACATGCTGGGGATTAAGGATTTTGAGATAGAGCCAGCGGACAAGTACGAAGACAAGGACGCAGACGCTGTCCCCGAAAAGGTCGAGCCCAAAGCAAAGCTGGGTCAGATTTATAAGCTTGGCGAGCATCGGTTGATGTGTGGGGATTCGACGGATAAGGATGCCGTGGCTCGACTGATGAATGGCGAGAAAGCGGACATGGTGTTTACTGATCCGCCGTATGGCATTTCAGTTGTGTCAAAAAATTGATCAGTAGGTGGCGGTGCAAAGGGGAAGTACAAACAAGTTATGAACGATGAAAATACTAACGTCGCCGAAATGGCATTTCAGTTGTGTCAAAAAATGGATACAAACCTAGTGTTCTGGGGCGCAAATCATTATTCGACCGTATTCCCAAGCTCATCATGTTGGATTGTGTGGGATAAACAAGATGGAAAACGTGTTACATTTGCCGATTGTGAACTCGCATACACAAACATTAAAAAGCCTGCGCGACTTTTTAAGCATATTTGGGACGGCTTTAGACGTGACTCAGAAAAGGGAGACATGCGTGTTCATCCAACACAAAAGCCAGTGAAATTAATTGAACAAATTTTTGATCTTTTTAAAGAAGAATCAGGAAACTTAATTTTAGACCTCTTCGGCGGCTCTGGCTCAACACTCATCGCTTGCGAAAAAACAAACCGCAAATGTTTCATGATGGAATTAGATCCTCATTATGTGGATGTGATTATTGCTCGCTGGGAGCAGTTCACGGGCAAGAAAGCAGAGCTTGTGAATGGCTAGACCGTTTATTGAAATAGACATGGAAGAGTTGGCCACGTTCATGAGGTTAAAGCCATCGCTTGAAGATTGTGCTGCATTTTTTAAGTGCTCGCCTGATACGATTGAACGACGGATAAAAGAACACTCTGACATTACATTTGCGGAGTTTCGCGAACAAAATATGGTTCACACCCGATTTAATTTAATACGCACAGCAATAAATAAAGGCTTAAAAGGCGACAACGTAATGCTTATTTTTTGTCTCAAAAACCTTTGTGGGTGGAAAGATAAACAGCCCGAAGAAGTCGATAAAACCATCATTAATAATGGTGCATCTCAATTATCAGACGAACAACTCAACCAAAGAATCGAAGAAGAAATTAATATTGAGGTCGAAAAGCGACTTAAGGAAATGGGAGCAAGACAATGAGGTCAGATCTTTTACACGTCGTCGCGGTTATTTCAAATCCAGTTAGGTATGAAACGCGCTACAGGTTATTTAAAAACTTCATGGTAGAGATGGAAAAGAGTGGAGTTAAACTCTATATCGTGGAGACCCAACAGGGCGATAGGCCATTTGAGGTCACAGACTCCACAAATCCAAGACACATTCAGCTTCGCACATATGATGAACTTTGGATTAAAGAAAATATGATTAACATAGGTGTCTCAAGACTTCCTAGCGACTGGGAATACCTTGCGTGGATCGACGGAGATGTGGGGTTCTTGCGACCTGATTGGGCTATAGAAACTGTACAACAACTACAGACTTACATGGTTGTGCAGATGTTTGAGAACTGTATTGATCTCGGACCTCGCGGACAAACCATGCAGCTACATAATTCATTTGCTAGCGAATATATTAAAAACGGTTGTCGCCCTCCGGTGGGGCCCGGTCACTATGGATCATATTCACCAAAGAAAAATTTCTGGCATCCTGGTTTTGCATGGGCTATGCGCAGAGAGGCGTTTGATTATCTTGGCGGTCTTATTGATTTTTGTGTGCTTGGCTCTGGAGATCATTCGATGGCCATGGGGCTGATTGGTCAAATCAAACGTTCCGCCCCGCAAAATATAAATAAGAAATTCTTAAACGAGCTAACCATCTGGGAAGCAAGGGCAGAGAAATACATTAAAAGAGACATCGGTTTTGTGCCTGGCACGATCTATCATTACTGGCACGGCAGAAAAGCAGACAGAAAATATGTAGAGCGCTGGGACATTATAAGAAAAAACAACTTCGATCCGGATGATGACGTCAAGCGTGATTGGCAAGGGCTTATGCAGCTTGAATGTAGAACGCACAGACAAATCAGATTCAGAGATGAGATTAGAGCCTATTTCCGACAAAGAAACGAAGATTCAATCGAGGTATAAATGCCGCTCTATTTTGGAAAAAAAGAACCAATTACAGATACGTTTGAAATAGAAACTCAGCTCATGATTCAACGAAAATCACCACTTATTCGATCTCAGATTTTGATTCAACGAGAAAATCTTAAGCGATTAATTGTCCGAGGAATGTTGGTTGATGAAATGAATAAAAGGATAAAAGCAGAGCGTGAATCTAAGTGATCTTTTACAAGAAAAAAGTAGACGAGAGAAACTTAACAAGCTCTCAACACTTTATCCAGAAAGTGGCCCGTTAAGGCGTGAGCTTTATTCAAAGCACTTAGAGTTTTTTAAAGCAGGAGCCATTCACCAAGAGCGTGCGGCGATTGCCGGCAACAGATGTGGAAAAACGATTATGAGCTGTTTTGAAACGGCAGTTCATTTAACTGGTCTTTATCCAAAATGGTGGGAAGGCAAACGGTTTAATCATGCAGTGGAGTGGTGGGCAGCCGGTGAGACGAGCGAAACCACAAGAGACATTTTACAGTTTGAGCTTTTGGGCCCACTTGATCAGCTAGGAACAGGGATGATTCCTAAAGATCGGATAATAGGAGACCCAACACGAAGGCGTGGTGTGGCTGATGCTGTGGATACAGTTAGGGTTAGACATGTTTCAGGCGGTATCTCAAGTCTTGGATTTAAATCTTATGATCAGGGGAGAGAAAAGTTTCAAGGGACAGCAAAGCATGGAATCAGTCTTGATGAAGAGCCAGATAGCTCTGTTTATTTCGAATGTCTTGCACGCTTGATGACAACTGGTGGACTTATGATTTGCACGTTTACCAAGACTTGAGATACCGCCTGAAACATGTCTAACCCTAACTGTATCCACAGCATCAGCCACACCACGC